TCAGCGCGCGCTTGGGATTGGCGGCGCGTCCAGAGGGATAGCGGCGCGTAGCAGCTTTTCTATCGCGACAGCACTCTTTTCGAGGTAATCCGGCGAGGCTGAGGCGTAGATTTCTGTGATGTTATACGAAGGCATCTTGTGCCCGAGCTGCGACCCAACCTCCCAAGGCGAGACGCCTTCTTTCCGCAGCCAACGTGCCACAGTGTGTCGGCACGAGTAAGCCGTCACCTTACGATCCATCTCAGCCCGACCCACAGCCTTTCGGATGCCGTTGATGGCTTTGTCGATGCCGGCACCCCGCCACATGATGACGAAAGGCGTGCTTTTATCCATCGGCGCAAGAACCTCCCGCACGAACGGCACCAGTTTGACGGTGGCTCGCCGTTTGGACGTTTGTTTTCGGCCTTGAGGGTTCAGGTAAATAAGCCCTTCCTCAAAATCGATTTGCTCCCATGTCAGGTGGCATATCGCCTCGTTACGCGCGCCAGTTCCCAGCATCAGAATGAGGAACAACCGGATATGGTCGGCAGCGTGCGTATAGAGAAGGCGTATCTCCGCCACTGATAAAGGACGACCCTTCGGCGGGCTTTCTTCCCGTGGCAGGGACTGAATGAAAGGTACGGCAGCAAGAACGTTGCGCTTGTAGGCGCGGTTGATAGCCGACCGGCCCGCTTCAAGTACCCGATTGACGCTGCTCACCTTGAGGTTCTTGGCCAACAGCAATTCGCGAAATTCCTCTTGCTTCCGAATATTCCGCAATTCCTCCACGGTGGCATTGTCGCCGTAGAACTCCTGCCAGTAGCGAAGCACGATCTTGGTCGATGCGTACGAGCGGAGCTTGATGGCATGACGGTCAAGATAATCGTCAAATACCTCTTTCAAAGTCACATCGGCGGCGGGCAGGTTTTGCGCCGTGCGCATACGCTGCTCCAGATACCACTCATCGAGTTTGACCTTTGCCGTCTCAAAGTCGTCGGTGCCAAGGCTCACGCGCTTAGTACGCTTGTCCTTCTCCTCATAGAAGCACCGGTACCACGCAGGACTACCAGCCCGTTGACCGAGCCAGTAGTCCCCCACGCGGTATTCTTTCCGCGCGTACTTAGCCATCGTCCTTCACGCCCTTAATCAGCATGTCGGCAATATGAATACCGAGATAGCGGATCTTACGGGGCCCGAAGGCGACGAACTGGGTCTTACCCTTCCGCCTCCAGCGTTTGAGAGTGCTGCGGTCGATGTTGATAAGATGCGCGGCCTGCTCCTCACCGTAATGCCGGTAAAGGGTAATGCCGTATTCTTTTGCGATTGCTTCCCGCATGGCTTGTTGCTCATCCACAGGTGCCCCCTAGCCGGAACGCGTGTTCCGCCAAGTTGGGCAATTCGATTATTCCTATGATGACGACCACTCCGCCAAGTGCGGGGTACATTTGCCCTCGGAATAACTTGAGAGCGACGAAAGCGGACACTGCATACAATAGCACAATGCCCCATTCCATGTACAGGCTTCCGAGCGCCGGACTGAACCAGCAATAGAGAGCCGGAAAGCCCGAAGCGGTAAAGATCACATGATTAACCGCTAAAGGGAGAAGTGTCAGTAGGGCTATAAGGCCGACACCCTTTATCGTCCTGTTCTCTGCCATCCTTTCCTCCTCTTCCCTTTGGGTTTACGTTGGGGCCAATTCGGACTTTGAGGCTGTTGGCCTCCTGCACTCAACAAGCTGCTCAGAAGTCCGGCGATAAGTTTCCCGCCGCCCTTTAACAGGGCGACGAGGAGATCGAGGGAAATGCGGGCAAGCATCTCCGTTAGCCGCAACGCGAGTTGCAACATCATCTCGATGATTTTCATCAGAATACACGTTGCCAGTCATACTGATGGATCTGCTTTGGCTGACCATTGCGGACAGCATAGATAAAACGACGCCGCCACCGTTCGCCGTTACGCTTGGTGATGTTGAGGTCGTAGTAAGCGATAGTTTCACCGTTCCTCTGCGAGGCCGTTATATCGTGAAGCGTGCAATCCACCGCCCCAACCTCAGTCCAGTATGATGCTTGATACGAACGCAGCATCTTTGCATGATGCGGATTGAGATAAATGCCCGACGCCAATCGAGCCTCTTTCTTCATCTTCCGCTTATCCTGATTAATGCCAGAAGCAACAGATCGACCCATTACCTTGGCGAACAGAAATTCTTTCGTGGTCAGCATTTTCGTCTCCATCACCCCGCCGAGCCGCTGTGTGGCCGAAAGCGTCGGGGCATGGAGGCAAGCGTCTAATGAAGGACTTTGTTAGGGAAATGCTATGTTCTTGCTAGCAGAAGATATCTTTGGTGATTCGAATGGTTAAGCGCACTGACCCCGAATATAACGATGAAGCGATGGTGCCGTTTGGACATCGTATCAAAGCCGGACTTCGTGATAGGTTTAACAAGACCGCACCACCACGTCAGGCGGGCGCAACATTTTCCAAGTTAGTAGAAATATATTTGGAAGATCCCTCGATTCTCGAAGGCCCAAGAGGATCACGCGCTTCCGCTTATGACGCGGTCGAACCAAAATCCGACTTCAACCAAGCTGGACTGATAGGTATCTTGCACGATTACGACACTTGCGATTTCTCGGATTTAATCCAAGGTGCCGGTGATCTGATAGTGTTCGGAAATTATCTATCTCCTTTTCTTTCTTTTCGCGACCACGGACGAGATCTCCTTTATCGTTTAGGGCGACCCGAGTTTCGTACTCGCATAATTTTTGGCGACACTGAGGATCGCAAGGAAACGATGCCTCACGAGCATGACGTGCCTCATTACAAAGAACTCCTCAACCAACTTCCCCACCGCGACGGGAACGATGCCGTTAAAGTCATTAGCAACTGTAGCCGCCACCTTCCCCACTTCGCTGTTGTTGCGGATGATGCCTCATACGCAGCAATAGCCGGGTTTGGCTCATCATACCTTTTGCACTGGGTTTCAATTGAAGGACCGTGTTATCACACGGCATTACGCTCCACTTTATCTCGTGCCTCTAGGTCTCGATGAACCCTTGTATATGTGCCCCGTTAAGCACTGTTATGCGCCTTTATGGCAACTGATGTTATCAGGGGTTTAGCAGTAATCTGCCCGTGCGTAGTAGTGCAAGATATGGGTTTGTCTCAAACCCGTTTAGCCGCTTCGCATGTTAAGGTGGATTATGGCGAAGACCTATACGGCTTTCATCAAGCACACGCATATTGGCAAGTCTTCGCAGGCTGAGCCTTATACCGCTCGTGCCCATAGCCGGTATATTCAACGCCGTTCAGAAACCCATGTTGTTCGTGTCCACCTCATGCCAGATAGCTATAAGGCTCGGCAGCGTTGGTGGTACGATCACGAGAATGGCCTGCGTAAAAATGGCCGCGTGGTGGATAAGCTCACCTTTTCCATACCCCACGAGATTAGCCAAGCCCACGCCGAGAAGATCCTGTTCGGCTTTGGTTTAAGGCTTGGTCAAGAGCGGTGCCCGTTCGAGTTCACCCTTCAAGGGTTCGAAAGCCGTAACCACCATTCCCACTTCATGTTCGTGGACCGGGACTATGAAACCGGCAAGCGCGTCTTCGGCACGACCGAACGCAACAGCTCCCACCAGATCAAGCTTGAGTGGGAGCACTATGCAAACTCCCAATTCGAAGAGCTGGGTTATGACGTGCGCGTTAAAGTCCACGAGGGCTATGAGCTAGAAGCTACCAATGACAATCAAGAGGCCCTTGAGACACCTTCGGTGGAGGCTTCTGATGTGGATAACCTACCGGACATTGAAACTTCACCAGAGGACGCCCTAACGGGTGATGAAGATATGGCTGTTATCGAGATGGAGCGCACAGAGCATACCAGTTTGGTTGCTCATAACATCCGTTTCCTTCATGCGACTGTGCATGAGGTAAACCGCCTTAATGACTGCAAGCTGCGATTGGAGGAGGCGCAGGAAAGATACGAGCGTGCTGTTGCGCTTAAAGAGCGCGCGGATCTTGCTGCTTCGTCTCACCTGTCGAACAACTTATTGCCTGCCAAGCAGAAAGCTTTCCAAGCTGAAGCATTTCTTTCGCAGCTCACCACGGCGAAAGGTAAGCTTAAGGGCTTCGGCATAAGCGCATTTGGATTTGAATTGAAGACCCAAACCCGCAGGGAAGCCGAGGCGGCGCAGGAACGAAGTGCACTAGCACACCAAGAGGCAGAGTATCACCAACAGGTTCAGTCTGATTACAGCCATGCATCCGATATCGCAAATATCGCCATGCTAGAGGCTATCGTGGAGGCCGAAGCGCGCAAGGCTTCGCTCCGGCACCTTTACGGCTCAGATCAAGAAATCGTTCAAGCACAGAAAACGTTTGATGCCACCATCATCCGTCTCACAGAAGGCCTTGAGCCAAAGCACGCGTTGGAAGCTTTCGAGAACATGGAAATCACAGAAGAGGAATATATCACCTACCTCAAGCAGACCGGTAACGAGAAGGCGCTGGCCGAGTTCATGGAGAACCGCGACCAGTACGTGGTTGTCGAGGTCGATGACGGTTACGACTTGTGATAGTAGACTGGCTCCGGACCATGTACATTAAACGGCTTACGAAGTTTGACGGCGAAATTACTTATAATTGCCGTCAATTCGTAAAACTCTTGGCGTCTCAATTCGTCGGCTTTCGCTCTGCGGCGCGCTTGTTCGTTTGCACTTTGGCTATCACCATGTTTTCCGGTCGAATGACTGCGGCTCTCTACGGTAAACTCACCTATCATGCGGCTGAAATCCTCATAGGCGTCCATCTCCTTTCCGCCTCCGAAAATGAAAATGTCGCAGTTGTTGATAAGGGTTTTGGCGTTGGGGAACGTCTGGAAAACATCTCGTGTAGACAGATACCAAAGCATCACACGCACACCGGCCTTACCCAGTTCATTGGTGGCGTCGATAATGGCTTGGCAGTTACCGATGGTCACAGCTTCATCCACCAGAATTCGCAGATCTCGCTTAAACTTGGTCATTCCTTCGTTAAACATGTAACGACGCGTATTGATGGCATTACCAAGCATCAGGCGCGCCGCCGCACCTTCGTCGGTACCGAGGCCGGTACGAATGTAAATGGCGGTCGGGGTGTCCGCTAGATAGATATTCTCCCATGTCCAACCTCGTATGATTGCCCCTTGGGGATCGACCTCACCGGTTGCCGTTAGCGCCTTTACACTTTGGCGAAGCCAGACTTTCAACTTTCTGGTCATGGTCGTACTAAAGCTTCCCCTCTCCTTATCACCAGCCTCATCGAATGCATTTACCGCCTGCCTCACAATAGGATCTGGGGACTTACGCATGTCGGTGAACATTGCGTTACGTGCTTTAGAGTCGGTGGTCAGAAGCTCGACCGCGCGGAACAGTGTGGCGTCGTCTTGCCTGTCCTTCATCAGATACGCCATCGTGCCCGCCAAAAGAATTCTCGCGAATTCCTGAAAGTGGGTTTCACGCGTGGTCGCATCGTCCGGCATTATCAATTGGCAAAGATGGTCAATCTGACGGTCGAAGTCGTAGAATTTGTAAGGACGGAGATAACTCAGCGGATCATATGTCTCGCTACCGCGCGGGTCGATGAAATTTAGGACGATGACGCGGTATCCCGCCGCCTCGTATGCAGCCTGCGTCGCGATCTGAATGTCTCCAGCCGGATCGACGATCAGCACATCCGGCTTAGCCTTCCGCCCTGCCAATTCGAGGAGCTGAGCAATCGCTGTCTGGGTTTTTCCGGTACGGCGCGGTGCCATCCCAATGGCACAGGCTTCACGAGCAGTAAATACTCGCTTACGGCGTTTCCGCCATGACAGAAATCGCCCTGGGCGTTCGACAACACCGACCAGCCAGCCCTCCGCATCGAAGTGGCCGCCGTCTTTTAGAACCTTATCGGAGGCGAAGTCAGCATCTCCGTGTGTCGGCTTTACCTTCTGCCGCCACTTCCGAAACCCTTTCTGCATTCGCATTGCGTATTTTACTGATCCGACCATTGCGAAGCAGAGCATCGTTGTACTCCAGTAAGCAACTTTGAACGGCGCAGTAATAATAGTCATAGCTTCCCACATATATTACCTTTCTCGTATCTAGCCGATACATCTTCATCTTTTTTCGCGGGCCTAAGGGATACCTTTGGCTAGATGATCCTTTGCGGCCTCTTGCGAGGTTTAACCATGAAAGTGAATGAGCTTTACGCCTCCGTTACTAAGGAGGTTATTCGCCAGCTTGAGGAAGGAACCCCACCATGGGTGAGACCTTGGAAGGACGCCACACTCTCAGGCGTCGGAATGATACCGTCCAATCTCGTGACCGGACGGCTGTACAGCGGTGGAAACATACTCTTGTTGTGGCTTACCGCGTCACAAAGGGGCTTTGGAAGCCTTCAGTTCTGCACCTACCATCAGGTCAACAGCATCGGCGCGAAGGTTCGAAAGGGCGAGAAGTCCACGCCCATCATTTTCACCAAGCACGGCATCAAGAAAAACGAGGAGAACGGCGAGGATAAGCCGATGACCATCGTGAAGACGTACCCCGTCTTTCACGTCTCCCAGCTTGACGGCGTTCCGGACAAATACCTTCATGCTCAGGAAGAGCCGAAAAGCGAGGTCATGATCTATTCCAAGGCCAGCGACTTCGCCAAGGGCACCGGTATCCGTATCAAGAGCGGCGGCAACAAAGCTGCTTACTATCCCGGGGGCGATGAGGTTGTCATGCCTTACGCCAACCAGTTCGAGAGCGAGCAAGCCTACTGGGGCACCCTCAATCACGAGCTAATTCACGCCAGCGGTAACAAGAACCGCCTCGACCGTCAGTTTGGGAAGAAGTTCGGAGATACCGCCTATGCCCGCGAGGAGCTCGTGGCGGAATTGGGATCGGCGTTTTTATGCGCTCGTCTGGACATTCCGGCGTCTTTCCGTTCGGCCAGCTACATCGAGAGCTGGTTGAAGGTGCTGAAGGAGGACAATCGCGCCGTCTTCAATGCCGCCAGCTACGCCGGTCATGCCTCGCAGTTCCTATGGGAGAAGGCATTCCCCGAGCAACAACGGCAGGATGAAGCCGCATAACGACTACAAAACCCGCTTCGGCGGGTTTTCATTTGCCAATTGTGATTTGGGGAACTGCGTCAGAAATCGACTTGCCGAGATGTCCAAGGCCAAACACCCACCCAAATCCCGCCAGAACCAGAAGAAAGGTTAGGACGGATACGATAGTGAATCGTCCGACCGCCGTTGCTTTGAACCAGCCAATTTCAAAATTAAGGGAATCTCTTGGGTCTTCCATGGGCGTACCTCTGCTTGAAAAAACAAAACAAGAGGTCGCTGCTCGCTGCGCAATTTCACCCGAATCGCAGCACTATGCAATAGCAACGATGTAAACAGAGCGACGCGTGTTAACCCGCGTTTAACTAATCTATCCGCAAGCGCCTGTTTTTGTTGCTGAATCTTTGATGTTAGCAAGTATGGCTACTTTGGCAAAAAACGACAAAACAGGAACTATCCACAACCTGTGAGCTGCATTTACCTATTACCTACCGCAAACCACTGATTCAACTTGCTAATTTTTGCAGGCCGTTTCCATTGCAACATCGAGGTTTTGCACGGATAGCTGTGTTTCCACGGTATCGTCTTCACTTAGGCTTGGCCGATTGAGCTGATACACGATACAGGCCCCGCTCACGGGCGTCGCGCAGCCGCTCATCCACGGGCCGAGACTTATTGCGAGACACAGCATCAGCGGCATCTTTGACGGCTTCCAGTTCACGTTCCACCGCCTTCCCGCTGGCGACCGCTTGACCGACCTTTGCCGCAACTATCAGCTTCACAGCCCCCACAATGGAGGGCCAGATGGTTTTCACGAAGTCGAGTAGCGGTTGCCACCACATTATTCTGCGGTCGGCGTCTCTTTGGTGATGACGGTGGTTTCCATCAGAGTGTCGTTGGTCTGTTCCGCGCGATATTGTGCCTTGAACGTCTCGCCTTGGCCTTTGAGATAGCCAGACACATCCGCCATGCCGAACAAGTCAGCGAGAGCGGCAGCGCCGCCGAACAAGAATACGGCACCGAGGGTCAGGAAGATTTTGGATTTCATTATTAGGACTTTCGTTGAAAGAACTACATCATGAGCCGGAATCGCCGGCAACAAAAAAGGGCGGTAACAACTCCGCCCTTAACACAAAGGAACTTCGGCGAACCCTAAACGACGAAGCAAACTCACGGTAACTCAGCTTCACCAATCTTCAAACAAATTTCAGCTCATCCGCTAGCGCGTGCGATACGAAACGACCACCGACATAATGCCAACTCGCCGTTCGGGCCTTCATGTCGATATGGATAAAGGTGCTGGCAATGCCAATTCCGGTAAAGCCAAGCTTGCGGGCATATAGGATAAGATCCGTTCTGTCGGCCTTAGTCCAACCACGTGTGGAAATGTCTACCGCTTCTCCAGTAACGTGACCGCTACCCGATGCTCCACCTACTGCCTTGTTATGTTCAGGAGTGCGGTATCCGCTATTGATCCGCAAAGGCTTGCCAAGTAGCCCGCGAAGGGCATCCAGCATGTACACCACGCGCGGCACCATCTTTTCACCGCTACCCGGCTCATCGCTGCTATCGAATTCCTTTGCTTTGAAATGATTTACGCTATTCCAGTCGACATTCACTTCTCCGTCTTTCCTTAGCTGAAAAACTTCATCAGGGCCGCTCCGATTGAGCCGCTACCGAGGCCTATCCCGATCATAATACCCTTCTCACGGCTCTCCCGTGCGTCAAGGCGCTGGTGTGCCTTGCTGGCGTTATCGTTTGCAGACCGCGCCATTTCGGCGGCGGCATCAATGGCCAATTCGAGCTTATCGCATAGCTGCTTGATGTCGAGGCGGATGGCCGCAATGTGCAGATTCGCTTCATTGCGGTCACCTCGCATCTGGTCCAATACGAGGAGAAGGTCGCTGTTGCTACGGGCGTTCATTACGGGTTCGCCTCTGCCCATTTCACGACGTTGGCAACCATGGCAGCCAAAGCCGCATTACCGGTCGAGCCGATCAGGTGAACGTTATCACCAACATACCCATTGGCCTGTTCTTGCGCGAAGCTACCCATCAGCGCGCGAATATCCAGACATGGCCGGTCGTTGGCTAATGCAACATCCCGCACCATTTGAAATACTGCTCTTGGTTGGCAACATTCCCGCCCGTCGCATTGTCAAACAACGGTGTCATAAAAATCACGTCTACTCCAGCAGCCGCGAACGTGTTGTAGTCAAGTTGAAGACGCTGCTTGAAGCCGTCCGGCGTGCTATCGACCGGAATGTTTTGGCGTGCTTCATTGATTCCAGACATGAGGAAAACAGCATCCAGTGCCAAAATACCCACGTTATAGCGCGATCCATAAGGGCTATAAGCTCCAGTAGTTGGGTTAGCTACAATCGGCGGGGAATTCGATGGTGTGGGTAGCGTCCCACCGTGAGCCGCGAAGTTATACAGCTCAACCGTTTTCGTCGCTGAATTATAAACATTGATTCCTGACAACAGACAGGTTCCCCCCGCCTGAATCGTGACGGTGTGAGACCCCAGCGTGCAGTTGATGGTCGTCTTCTTTTCCTGTGTCGGCGTGCCGTTCGTGTTGATCGTCTGAATCGTCGCCCCACCGTTGATAGAAATATTCACGGTCGCGGCTCCAGCGCCAAAGAACGCATGGACGAATTCGATCCGGTCAAAGGGCGACGCCTGCGTAAAATCGAAAGTGATAGCCCCGTTAGCAATTCTGAACAGACGACCACCGAACCCGTCCAAAGTGCCATCCAATGTCACCGTGCCGGTGTACGAAATGCGCGGTTCAAACTGTGCAATAAGAGTGTCGATTGAAGACTGACCGTTACCGCCGAGGATATTGTCAGCACGACTCGCAAGACCGGACGCTGTGAGCTGCTGGGCCAGATACATCGGGTAACCGAGACGATTGTCAAATGATCCACCGAGGCCGGTCATCCCCTCACGGGTGGTGCTGTCGTTTAAAAACGCGATATTGGCGTTGCGGGAGCCTGCCTTCATGGCGGCGATGCCAGCACGGAGCTTAGTGGTATTTCCGGATTTCAAATTTATAGCACCGGGCACCCCAACAGAGGTGCGCAGCATTTTCCGAATGATTGCCGCTTTGCCGGGACTCGTCCAACCCGGCTTGCCTTGTTTGCGAAGTGCTACGGAACGTTTCGACATATTACACCTTCGCCGTCAATCTGAGTTTCCAGTTTGGCGATGACGGCGAGAGCGCGCCCTGCGTAGTCTTGGCGAAAATAACTGCCGTCTGATAGGTGATGCCGACATTGGCTGCATCTGCCCACACGGTAATTCCACGATCAAAGGACGAGAACCATTGGTGCGTATTCAGGTTGACGATATCCCCGGCCACATATCCGTTGTTGGCATTTACACAGACGACCTGAGCAATAACCTCTTTCGGAACCACGCCTAGTCCGTGGGCTAGAGATGAACTATTGAAGGACGAGCCAAGGTTGATGGTGGTAATCTCACCAACGAACGGCGCCTTGGTAAATCCGGTGAGCTTGGCGATGGCTTGAAAGACCCGCAGTGGGTTCATAAACACGCTCGTCTCGGTGCCAGCCTCAGCTTCTGCTTGCGTCGCATAAGTGGGCTTTACGACGTTGCTAGCGAGCGTCAGTCCGCTATCAACCGAGATCTCAACCGACGCTCCGGCGTTGTCGTACCCTAGAATACGGTTTGCAGTGCCATCCGCCATTTTGGCGCGCGTTACCGCCTTGCTCTCAATATTGGCGGTCTTGATCGAAGCCAGGGCCAGAAGCGTTTCAACCGTGCAGCGCTTCAACGCGTTAGACGATGACGTATCCGTGAACACCAGATAATCATCCGTCGCCGGCGCTTCGACTCCAAAGGTCGTGAACGTCGTGCCGAGAGCCGTTGAGGTGAGAAGACTATCTACATAACTTTTGTTTGCCGCATCGCTCACCGATGTCGGCGTACCTAGATTGGTAATCTTGTTACCCGCCCAGCTGATATTGGCGGTTGGCGCGTTTTGCCCATCACGGGTCAGGCAGTTCTGAAGACCGCCTTTATAATTGTTGAATTCGTCATCGACCTTCTCGGACGCTACGATGCTGTCCGGCGGCCCCGCGTTGCGGTCGGCTGTGAAGTCCTGATTACGGTTAAAGGCCCCGCTGCCATTCCATCCCATTATCTCCGTACTTTCATAAGTGCATCTCGAAGCGCAGCGCCTGCCCGCTCTCCAGCGGACGGCACAGCGCGGTTATTCAAAAGAACCTCTTGCAGTGCGCGGATTCGTCCAGCTGCCAGACTGTCCGCGCCAGCACCAGCCAAGCGACCGGCCCCATAAACGACGGGGGCGAGAGGCCCAGCGACGATGGCGGAAGGAATTGCGCCGGCACCGCGCTCAACAGCCCGAAGAACGGACTCCCCGACAGATCCACGGCCGGCAGCATTCTTCGCCGCCTTTTCAGCGGCAGACATGCCGGTTTCATCGAGGTTGTTGATCTTGGTGCGGGTGGCTTTGGTGCCTTCGTTCCCCATGTTACGGAGAGCGTGGTTCACGTCTTCAAACGTCGAAGCGCGGCGGTAAGCGTCCAGCCCCTCAGTGCCGACGCGGTTCTCCATGAAAGCTTTAGTGGCCTGACGAATTGGCTGCGTCACGGCGTTGTCGTTTACGTTGCCGAGAGAACGGCGATAGGCATAGAGGTCGGCCATGGTCTTTCTATCGCCAAGCGACAAAATTTCCGCCGCCTTCTCCTTCCCTGCCGCCGTCGCGTACTGAAGATCCTCACCGATGTTGTCGATGGCTGGTTTAACCATGTTCTCGTAAACGTCCGCGCCGTCTAGCTTCACATTGCGCAGGCCGTTTTTCCAAGCCGTGTAAACTTGTTTCAAAGCTTCCGGATCGCGCACGTAGTCATCAAGCGAACCGGCCATACCTCGAGCAGCGCCTACCCCGTTTTTCAAAACTCTCGCCACACCACCGGGGGATGCTATCTCAGCAACAAACTTCGCTACGTCGCCCGTCGCGTATTCCGGCTCATATTCAGGGCCGAGGGCTTTGCTCACCAGATCGTTGAACACGGTGGCAGACTTGTATGTGTCACCGAGGGGCGCAGCGTCGCGACCGACAACCCGCTGTGCTTGATTAAGGGCTTCGCCCGTTAGGCCGGTTGCGAAGTCCATCAGCTTCGGCGTGCCCCGTACCAAACCCGATCCGACAGATGACAGCGCATCCATGGCTTGAGTCGGCTTTTCAGGTTCAGACGGCGCGGCGGTACCGGCTTTGGCCTTCAGCTGAAGATATCGCAGGCGTTGGCGCGCAAGAGCTTCGTCCATCAGCGACCGCCAAACAATTTTTCCAATTCCAGAAGCTCAGCCTGCTCTTCAGGGGTGAGGCCGTTGCTAGGTGCGGGCGCGCCTTCCGACCGAAGGCGCATGACCTCACCACGGATTTCATCGGCCACAGGGCCAGCAATCTTGGTTTGGGTAAGCAGGAACTCATATGCATTCGCCATCTTGAATCGCTGGTTTTCTGGCGTTTCGCCACCACTCGGAAGCATGTTGCTGAACCGCGCGAATTGGTCTTGGGTAACACCCGCACCCGTCACGGCTGAAGCAATACCCTCCAATGCAGCAGACTTCGATGCGGAGAACCGCTGTTCTTCCGGCGTCCTCATCTGGTTTGCAGCCCACTCACCAATCGGTCCTGCATTTGCAGCGGTATCCGCCAGCGCCATGTTCAGCGGGGACACATTGCCAGATACCAGCGCATCATTCATCCCACGCAGGCCCGTGTTCATCAGAGTGGAACGGGATGCGGCGGTGGATTGCGTTTCCGTCATTTTCGGCACACCGCCATTCAGGTCGCGCTCGGCGGCAGCGGTTGCCATTGCATTGTTATAAGCCGCGTTCGCCTTTGGCGTAGGACGAAAACCGGGATCGGCCTGCGGCTGCATTTGAGGCATAGGCTGACCGGCGACACCGTTTTCGGCTGGAGGAGGCAGTATTCCTGGCTGACCTCCCCACGCAGCTTGTGCAGCTTGCATATCACCTGTCTGCGGTGCTCGCGGTACGGTTTGGACAGGGCGCGGAGGCGCACCCGCCTGTTGATTCCCACCCAAGGAAAGAGGAAGGTATTTCGGCTGGAGATTGCCGTCAGGATCGGCAATGCGCTCCATACCTTTAATCTGGTTATATGAATCGACGGCGGCCTGTTCTTGTGCAGACAGCGGTTGCCCCATGTTCGCTTTGAGGAGCGCTTGCTTGGCCTGATCCTCGACATCAATAGTATCTGGCTTTTCCGTCGCAATCTTCAGCGCGGCGTCGCTGTAACCACCATTGGCAAGAATCTGAGGCAGCTCCGAGCGTTTGCGGCTCGGATCGAGCGCAGCAGACAGCGCCTCTTGCTGCTGCTTTTTCATCTGCTTTTCGGCATCATCGGCCTTGCCCATCTGATACCCAGCCATACCGGAGTTGATGAGCTGAGAAAGACCTTCCCAATGCGACTTGGCGGGTCCTTGCGATTGTGAGGACAGAGTTTGCGCCAGACGGCGACGGCGTTCTGCTTCGAAGCCGAGTTGGGAGACAGTTTCAGCCATTATGCCACCTTCGAGTAATCAACCATGTCAAAGCCGGTGGCGTGCTTCACCACGGCGTCCGGAACGACCCGGCGCACTTCGTCGGCCATCAAGCCCACGTGCACCTCTTTGCCCCAGAGGTAACGGTAGCGGTACACGTTGAGGCCGTTGGACAGGCGTCCAATTCGTTTAATGTTGCGCTTCAGGCGACGGTCAGACAGAGCAAGCGCCATCAAGGCCGAGCCGCCGAGCTGATACATACCGCTCATGTTGTTCTGGGCGGCTTGGCTCTTGGCATTGTAACTATTGTAGACGTTGCCCGCGATATCCGCCGGAGCCACCTGATACGTCGGTGTATCCGCCTTGGGTGCCGAGAACACAGGCTGACCCGTGAGATAGGCGGAAAGCTCGTTAAATGGCTGCTGGCGCTCTTGGTTATATTCGCTGACGCCCTGCTGGCGAGATCCCATCGCCATATTGTAAAGCCGCGTCTGCTCATTGCCGCCAGCGGTAATGGCGGAGTTCGCGGCTTGAAGCCGAGCATCATTCTGACGACGCGCGAGATTGTCTTCCAGCGTCTTCGCACCCTCACCGGTGATGGGAAGACCACGATTGGCGATGTTCTGTTCTAGGCGGGATGATTCCTGAGAAAAGGTTGGATCGAGCATCCCCATTTGCTGCTGATAGTAAGCATCGCGAACCTGATTTCCCTGCTGCTCGAAATCGGCTGCGGTCGGCGCTGCACCGAATTTGGCGAGACTGTATTTGTCGGTCGGGAGGTACTGCGCTTGGTTCATCGCCTGTCCACCCAGAGCAACGGCCAGCTGGTTCTGCTGATCGAGAGCTTGCTGCTGGGTCGGCGTTAATGAGGTGGTGACGGAAGTCGGGATGCCGTTCGCGTCTTTCTGATAAATAACAGAACCGTACGGCGTGTACTGGTTGATGGAGTTTATCTTGGCGCTCTCGGCTACCGCATCTTTATTGGCCTGCGCCTGCGCATTTGCGGTTGCTACCGGATCGGGGGCCTTTGGAGAGGATTTAGACACGCATAGGTACAGTCTGTCAGGTTATCCATCGGCAATCTTCACGGACCATTCCGTATGAGATTGCTGTCTGTTTTCCGTCCACCGCTTTTGGGTGAACACCTTCCAGTTTGTACCCCAACCCCCGAAGAAGCTTGCGCGTCCTCTTGTTGGCTCGGCCTGTAACTGCTGTTGTTCTTACACAACCTAACTGAATATAGGGGTAACTAAAGATTGTGCGCAAGCTGTTTTTGCTTAACCAGCGATTGTCAGTGCTGAACGCCGTCAGCTGAATATCGTGGGTGCGGAAGTTGTTGTAGACGACGCCGGCGACGAGTTGGCCGCCGATCTCGAACCCGATGGCCGTGAAAGGCGCCATGTCGTGAATATCGAGGCCGAGGCCCTTTGCAACGAAATCCGCCACCGCCGCGTCAAATCCGATGACCGCCCTCACAGCATACCGGCCCTGTTGAAAATAAAACCCGTGTCCTGCCACGAAAGAGTCTGGCCGCGCGGACTGGCAGTAACGGCCACATTGACGACATACCCGCGTCCGGCCACCATCTTCCACTTTCCGCGCGTGACCTCACCGCCACCCCATGAGAAGCTATTCCAAGACTCGGCATTCCATTCTGTGCCCGATGTCGCTTGAGTGAAGAAAGTAACCCCCTTTGTACGGCGCTTGTAATCGGTATTGACGCTCAGGTTGATTTGCACCTTGCCCGATGAGCGGAAGTTGATCTTGACCGCGCTCACGAGCTTGAGCGACCCACGACTGCCGAGCGCCGAGTAAGCAGGCATCCCAAAGACTTGGATTACGTCTCCGTTGTCGTCGAGGCCCGTTTCGGCCTTGTAGATCTTGCCGTCAGTTCCGCCGAAATACACCTCGTCATTCCACAGAATCCATGTGCGCGCGTTGATACCGGTATATCTGCACCACGCTTTGGTCGATGCGTTCATGACAAATTGCTGGAAACCATTATTCTTCGGCACGTTCAAAATGAACTTATTGCCTTGTGGGAAGAAGACCGCCTCCCACCCTGTCGTATCGCCGTAAGTGTTCAGGCTACTCTCAACCGCCGCGCGGATCTTGTCCGAGTAGGCTAGGTTCTTGGAATCGCGACCCTTGGAAATCACCTTGCTCATCGGCATCACACCGTCACGGGTTAGGACAACCAACTCACCACCAAGCTTGCACATCGGGCGTCGGCCAATCGGTGAGCCGAGAGAAAACACGCCGATCAACGCAAAGTCATCCGCAGGATCGCTGCCCTGATACACAAGTGTGTCGCCGGTGCTCATCATGATACAGAGGTAATCGTCCACCCCTGCCCCGCCGTCATGCGTCAAGCTACCGATAGCGGCAACCGTGCCGCCGAACTGGCCGGCTACGAACGCAAGGTCGAACTTGGTCATAGCGCCGGTTATAGCACCCACGCCACCATACCATACTTCCATTGTATCCCTCCGCAGGGCATACACGCGTGCCTTAAACACGGTAGCGGCAAACAACGAACCCACGGGTGGGCCGCTCCATCCAGCGTCCGCGATAACAGTGCCATCAAACGTCAGCTCTGCATCAAAGCCGTTAAACAGCAGCGTGCGGTTGCCGAAGCTCACCGATTGCCACGCATCATTGTTGAGACCGGATTTCAAGGATGCCGTGGGTGTACCGCTCCCGACCTCGAAAATGTTTCCGCCCGTACAGGCCAGCATTTTAGTAGTGCCCGCTGAGCTAAATCCTGCAAGTGTTTCAATAAGACCGCTCCCCAGCCCCGAGCCGATGAATTCACGATAGCCGGGGCGCACTGTGACCTCGCTCTCGCCGGGGAACCAGTTATCGAGGGCGATGGCGTCTTTTTCGCTCATCAGCGATTCAGGGTCGCGCGCATTCCATCCGCCGATGGGCGGGGGGCACACATAACCGCGTCCACGGGGAGCCAAGTCGTCTTAGTCTTTCGTAATTCTTACGTCGCCGGGAAGCAAATTGCCGTTCCCGCCCATATCGATGATGCCCTGAGCATTATCGACACCAAATCGGAGCTTCAGCTGCTCGCGGTATTCTTGGAAGTCTCCCTGCCAGTCGCCACCGATGGCCTTTTGGTAGCGCCACTTCACGCCGAGCTTCAGCAGATCCGCGTCAATGCGCACGGTGTCAGAATCTGCCGTGAATGAGGTTTTGGGGGTGCCGTCACTGCCGCGCACCCATTTGTTACTGACATATTCAAACGCGACCGTTTCACCCGCACCGGGCACGGGGTTCATCAGCAAGTGTCCACCGCGCAGGCGGAACGTGTATCGGAGGTTATTTATGCACATGCTCCGGCAGCTCGTCGTAGAACTCGAACATGTCGCGTTTGAAGAAATTACCTTCCTCCGGCGCAGGCTCTTGCATGTACTGGCTTGAGAAGATGTATGGTTGAGCTGCTTGGAACTTCTTCAACTGCTCCGTAGGCTCTTTAATCTCCCAGTAGCTCTTACCGCTTCCGTCCAGCGCGGGGATTTTCAGAAGCTCGAATTCCTCACCCAGCTCACCGTCCGTTAGCCAACCGGTTGTGTCATTCTCGTGAAGGCGCTGTTGCACAACGACAATCGGCACATCCGGCTTGGCGCGGCGGCTACGGATGGTGCGGGCGATATTGCTGTTTATTTCCTTACGCCGGACTTCGCTTTCCGCATCGGAAGCCTTCATCGGGTCGTCGAGGATGATGGCACCGTTGAAGTCACCGCCCATATAACCGGCACGGAAACCCGTCACCTGGGCGTGGGGCGTAGCGGCGTAGATACCGCCGCGAACCTTATCCCCCTCCATTACGTTCCAACGCTTCTTCGCTTTGGAATCATTGGCCACCATCATTGGCCACAGCTCTTGGTACTCTTCCGACTGGACGATGTTGCGGGCGGTCTGGCTGTTAAGCGCCACCAGCTCATCCGCGTACGACAGCATCAGGAAGCGCGAGAGGGAGTTGCGTGCAATCGCGCGCGCGGGCCAGTTGATTGAAACCAGTTCGGTTTTCGTACCGCCGGGGGGCAGGTTTACAATGAGGTTGCGTATCTGGCCTAGTTCAACGGCTTCGAGGTGTTCGCAGATCGCTCCGTGGTGCCAGTTCTCAATGAATGGAAACCCAAAGCGGGCTTTGAAGAAATATTTGGTGAAATCGAGAAGGCTATCCTCTAGGACGAGGCGGGCGGCCAGCCGTTCAAGCTCGCCCACTCATCACAGGCTTCCCTTGAATTGGCGCATGGCCTCCGCCAGTAGCTCCGGCGATACCGGAGCAGCGGTGGGAAGCTTCTCGCCCTTGCTGGTGAGGTCTACCTCTGACCTGTCGCCCCACTTGCTGCGGTGCATCCGTGCTGCTGCCTTCAATCGCGTGTCAATTTGCAGCTTACGCTTGTTGATCAGCTCGGTTGTCAGTCCGATCGCCACAAGACATGCCTCAGCACGTTCTTGAACGGTCAATTGCAGCACTTCGATACGCTCGTACAGGCGTCCATCCAATCCAAGGAACATCACACCATCAGGGAGGGTATCTGCCAGATCGACGCATTCTTCCATGAATTTAGTGGTGCGATGCTGACAGGCCTTTTCGTACTTCTCGGAAAAATACTCGTACTTTGACAGCCAGGTGTAGATCGTATCCTCACACGGCATGTCGTCCATATCGCCAATTTTGCGAACAGAGAGGCCGGTGATGATGCGTTCGCAAATAGCGTCTGCAAGCTCATCTGAGTAGTCGGTAGGACGACCACGCCCCCGTTCGAGGGTTGTCACGTCAGTCGTCTGGCTCTTCTTCATGGGGATAACGATGGCGCACCCCTCGAATCTTGGCAACAACTTCTGATATCCATAAGCAATGACCGGGATGCACCACTACAAGCTCAAAATCGCCAAAGGCCATTACCGCACATGGCTGGAGCGGGCCGACGATCTGAACTGCCTGACGCTCGTATGGGCGGCGCAGGCGTTGCAGTCCGGCCAAGAGAAGCATGCGCGAAAGTACATAACCTACCCGAAGGAAGCCGTCACCGAGCATATGGTCGGGCAGTATGCGATCTATAAGTGGGAACTGGAGACGATTGTCACGTCGTTGCTGACCACGCCGAAGGACCGGCAGAGGCAGGGTAAATATCGTTATACGAACCTGACCACGTTCGAATCCCTTGGCTCGTTGGTCAACAACCTCCGCTCTATCGAAAATTACGAATATGGGATGAAGAGCAAGGCGGAGGACATCTGGGAAGAGATGTACCGCATTGGTCAGCGGCAGTTCTCGTGGCAGCGCGGCTATAACAGCGAGCAGCTATACCGTTATGCCTTTGTCTACGGTCAAGGTAACTGCGGCACTTTCTTCGAGGAACAGAACGGCATATCGGTCGCGACGTTCATGTGGCTGAGCATGGCGATGTTCGCCTATGCTTGGGAACGGCCATGGTTTACCGCGCCGGATGTGTCCATTCTGGAGATCCCGCAGGCCGACATGGACAAGACCCTGGCTCTGCACAGCATCGATATTGCCGATGCCCGCACGATGGCGCGTTCCATGCTAGACGACGCCCAGCGGAAACTAGGCGCATCGCTCCGGACTGCGTATATGCCGAGCCTTCTCCGGCAGCGGTCGATGATCAGCAATACCGGCAAGGTAACGTCCTATTGCGCGCCCCTTCCCCCGCTGGTCATGAACCGCGCAACAGCCGGCCTTTATTACGATGTCAAGCAAGGCCCGCAGCAGTTGATGACCGAGGCGAACGACCGGTTCGAACAGTATATCCGGAATCTTGTCGAGGCGTACCATGCGCGCTTTCAAGCCCTCAAAGGCGAGCGATACGGCCCGAGCAAGGCAACGGAAATTGATCCACCGGACTGCCTTGTCAAAGACGGCCAGCAGATCACCATCGCCATCGAGTGCAAGGCGACCAAGCTGACGTTCGAGGCTCAGTTCGCGGAAAACCCACAGGTTGCCGCCAAGGCGGGGTTCGAGCAGTTGGCCAAAGGCATCTTCCAGCTTTGGCGGTTCTTCTCTCATGCGCGGCTGGGCATCTACACCGCCCATACCGTTGCGCCTGACGCCTACGGCATTGTCCTGACTATGGATAGCTGGATGCAAATGGCGAACAAACTGCGCGAGGGTGCATTGGTGCGGGCCAAGGAGCTTGCGGCGGCAGACGCGAATATCACCGAGGCCGACATGCGGATGGTGGTGTTCGCGTCTGTGCAAGAGCTGAACGATGTTTTCTCTCAGACCGAGACGGATGCCTTCATGGAGGTGCTGGGGCATGCTGTCAGCGACAAATACAAGGGTTATGGCCTGCCGGAGCTTACGCGCGACTGCGGAGTGGAGAGAGTTCGCAAGAAATTTCCGCTCGACGTAGCGGAGATACTTCCGTGGTGGAACAAGATCAAAGATCCTGATGAGCGGCCTTACTTGTAAGGAGAAATTCGAAATCATTACATATCTGTTTTTGTTAAGGTTTTCGAATTTCCCGATTGACGTTTCCGCTTATTCTGTTAAGTTACGCGGTGAATAAAAGCTTATTCACAGTCCTGCCTACGAACCTATGCTTCTACGTTTGGCTGTGGCCTCTGGTGATAGACTTCCTCCGAGATATAGTGATCGCACTGATCGCCGAAAAAATACTCAAGTCACTCAAGGAGAAAATCTAATGAAGAAATTCACACCATCCACAATCATGCTGTTTCTACTCGCGGTCCTGAGGGTGTCTATCCCAGAAGCTGCACGTTAAACCAAACTGATCGGCATAGATTGGACTGTGAGGGAGTAAACCGCGGTAGATCCGGCTGGTTAACCCCAGTCACCCTCACCAATTAGAAAACCCCGGCTTCGTGCTGGGGTTTTTCGGCTCTCGGAATAGGTTGTTTTCGATGTATACTGTATGGCAAGTTCCTAAAGGCCGATCACACAAGGCCGTGGTCGATGACCTGAACCACTGGGGCTACGATCCCGTCGTCGGGAATGACATGCTTATCTACCTCGATACGGCACCGGCAGGGACTTACGGGAAATACATCTTGCGACTTATTCAGATGTTGCCGTGAGACGCGCGCGTGCGGGGCTGAGGATGCTACGCATGGGGTTAGTATGCGTACTTCTGTAACATTTTGGGTATCGGGCGACTGTAGAGGTCGTCTGAATCCATGACCGGCTGCGCGACACTAGCTTTCGGGGTGGGCTTTGCATTGCTCATCGGCTCTGTCCGTTCGGGCAACCGATAACGCTTCATCGGTGCCCGTTCATGCGGCACAGCCGGTTTGGCCAAATGACCAAACACCGCCTGTTTGAACGAAGCGCCGATACCGGCCAGCAGTATCACGAACAGGTAGATGCCCGCGAATACGGCGACGGGCATGTATGAGGCGATGAAAATCGTATAGTTAAAGAGGTAAGGGATAGCGCAGACGAGAAGTGCCGCCACAGCTACCCAGAGCAATGCGAGCAAGACTTCCTTCCTGAAGAAACTGATGACCGCGCCCACAGCGTCCTTGATGAAAAACAGTAGCGCGAAAAGACACACTACTGTTGGCCACAAGGCTAAGGCTCGGATGTTTTCGATCAGCTTAATGTAATCGTAGGGCGATGTGATAAGAACCGCGAACATCCCAAGCGCTAGGATGCCTGCGACAAGCGGGAACTCATCAAGACGTTTGAACCACTTCATGCGAGAAGCACTCCCTAACGATTAACAAATCGTTATCAGGAAACGCGGCTTTTTCAAGACGAAACTATCCCTGCAATATAGCGGCCAGCTTAGCCCGCATGATGACTAGTGCGAACGGTTATAAGAGACTACCCTTCCTCCCAGCCTTCCGGCTTGTAGGACCGGTAGATCAGCCACAGCGGGTGGATGAGCCAGTCCGGCAGGGCATCGACAAGGCATGTCATTTCGCCACCTTCGGCACGTAGACCGTCATTTTCTCCAGCTTGAGGCTATCGAGGGTTTTGCGGCTAGGACTTTGCAGCCCCTTCACCAGATTGCCGATACCGGCTTTGGAATCACTCAGCTCTATGGCCGTAGTGGTCAGGCTGGTAGATTGCACGCGCTGGCGCACATGCTCGCGCACAGCCTCTTCCGTGGCGCATTTGATGGTTTGAAGTTTCAAGATGTAGGCTTTCGTTATTTGTTACCGCGCGGTGACTTGCGGCGTTCGCTACCGATGTAGGTTTCGGACTTGATCCAGTTGGCCGGCACTTTGCCCGACCACTTGTAGGCCTTGAACTTGTGGCCCGTGGCTGGATTGGTGTCCCAGCGCTCGCCACCCGGAGAGTTGAGCGGCATCACAAAACCGGCTTGGCGGAGGCGCATCAGGACTTTCGAGCGATGGTTGCCCCCAATCTGTACGAGGGTGATTTCACCCTTGGCAACGAGGATGCGCAGTGCCCGCTCTTGGTAGCTGTCCTGCTTGATGGCATGGGGTTTGTTCTCCGGCAGGCAACCGAAGAGGCTTTTGAGGGATCTGAGAATGTTCATCAATTGCCCTCCCCCAGTAAGTACCCAAAGATCATGGCGAGACCGACAGGCCAGACCAGAGCGCTTAACAAGATCATGGCTAAATCGGAATTGTTGAGCGAATGGTCGGATGCCATCATCCACGTCACCACGAACGCAATGAGGATTGCGACAAGAATATAAGCGATCAACATTACGCCGCCTCCCCTAGTCCGTGACCTTCGAGAACGTCGATTTCGATCACGGCAAGGACTTTTGCCCCATACGGGAGCTGAAGGTGGTCGCTTAGGTACCCGCCGTGGACACCGGCAGATCCCTCGTAGATGTACATCTTACCCTGGATGCGCTTCGGTTCGACCCATTCGGCAACGAGGTCAAAATCGGACGTTTTGTTTTTCCAATATTGCCCGCTGCGACACCACAAACAATTTCCATCCTCTATCCAGCCAGATACGGCGTTAGCTCTGTCCTCCTCTTTCGAAAATGGGTTGAAACCGGCCACGTATGCCTTCCGCCCATCGCGCGTTCGGTAGTATCTCCCTGCTTCCAACGTCAGGGTCTGTGCTTCATTCATTATCCTCGCTTTCTCTTGATTTAAGCCATTTGCACCAGAACGGTGACGACCAGCGCGATCACGCCGAAGAACATTGCGGCGTCGCAGGCGTCTTGGTTGCTCCAGTAAAAATCACGCGCGCGGTCGAGCAACGTCGGCTTCATCACTGGCTGGTATAAGTATTCAGAGTTCATTTTGGTGTTCTTTCCTTGGTTATAGACGAATGCTCACACAACTCAAACACGTTGTAAACATATTATTACAACTTTTTTCTTGACGACGGCATGTACCAGTCGCAGGATACTTTCAGCGGTTGCCGCTACTTCAACCCCACGAAAGAATAAATCATGAGCCGTTCCTCGAACGACTACACCGACCACATGAACTGTGGCGGCGCAAACCTCTCTGACATTCAGCCAGAGAAAGGCCATGCAGCACGCATTGAGCGCGCCATCAAATTCCTGACTGAGAATGGCTTCACTGTCATTCCGGCTGAAACCACCCTGACCGCCAACTAAGAGAAAGAGAGGACTATGGCCAAAATGAAAATGACCAGCAGTGCTGGTACCTTCCAAGATCCTGTTGCAGGCACTTACCCCGCCGTTTGTATCGGTGTTATCGACCTAGGCACCCAAGAGGGCGAATACGACGGCAAAAAGACAGTGAAGCGCCAATTGATGTTGCGTTTCGAACTGCATGGCGAGGCTGTCGATTCAGACGGCAACGGCTACATGCTGGACGACAACGGTAACATCGATCCGATGAAACCCTTTGTCGTGTCGGCATGGCTCACTGCCTCCTTCCACGAGGAAGCTACGCTTCGGAAATACATGGAGAGCTGGCGCGGTGCCCCTTACACCCAAGACCAGATCACCGAGTTCGAGGTTGATGGTTTCGATTGGAGCCTGATGCTGGGCGTAGGATGCATGGTGCAGATGGGCCTCAACAAGAAGGGCAAGGTTAAGATCCAGAACGTGACCAAGCTCCAGAAAAACATCAATCGGCCTCTCAGCGTAAACCCACACATCGTCGTCATTCTGGACGATTTCGAGAAGGCGCAATTCGACCTTCTCCCGCAGGGTATCCGCGACATCATTGCCAAATCTCCGGAGTGGAAAGAACTAAATGGCGTGCCGGTCCCGCAGCCCGGCAAGGCGACGGTCATCAGCAATGATGCCCCGTTCGATGACGAAATCCCGTTCTAGCGATGAACGGCATGGATGAGACAACCAACCGCGCCTCTGACGAGGTGCGGTTGTCTCGTTTGAGGGATGAATGGATCGCCGCCGAAAATGCACGGGTTGCCGTCTACAAGGCGTTCATGGACGCAAATCGCGATTCCCCTTTGGCGAAGGAGTTGGTCGCAGCCGAGCAGATAGAAAAGCGGGCCAAGGACGCCTACGCCAAGGCGCTACAAAAACAACAGAAAGATGACCGGTGATGCGCAGGCTTGTTCACCCACAAGATCAACCGAAAGTACGTGGCATGGCCGCATGGCCGAGGCTTTACAGAATTGTCTGACGACCGAGCCTGTGTGCAAGATCTCATGCCGATGCTTCGGGTAGAAAATGCTGCATGGGGAGCAACGGATATCCTACCAGTGCTCGAAATCCACTCCGTTCTGAAACGCACTGGCGAATTGAAAGGCATCTATCAACTGACGGATTTCGATTCGAATATACGTATGTGGAAGGAAGAGGGAGACAGACGGAAAGTCGCCTAAGCCGCCTCGACCAACTCAACCCGGCACTGTCCGGGTTTTACTTCACCGTCTTTTCCCCAGCGCAGGCGAATGTCCACTATCTGGTAGTCATCCTCCAGAACGCCCCAGCGGGTCAGGGTGTCGCCCACTGCCTTCTCCAGATTCGCTACATCACGCCGACGTTTGTCCGGACGACCAAAGGTGTAGAGGGCAACAACTTCGCCGTTAAGTCTGACGATGCCCGAGGGCATTGAAGCGTCCGCTTCCTTTTCCCACTGACGATACTTTGCTGTTTTGACGCGTCCGCCGCGCGAGACATTCAAGAACAGATTGTTGACCGAGGGAGGGAATGGCAGGAGCGCGTTAAAGGACTTCACCACTCGATTTTGAGGGTTTCTCGTAATCCGTCAAGCATTCCGTCGCTGGAATTCACGGACGAACGATGGAGGCTCCAGCTTGCCCATTTGCTTGCGCACCTCAGGCGCAAGGCTTGCGTCCACACCGTAAACGTATTTCTGCGCCTGCCCTATTGCCGCATGATTGACCGCACGGATGATATGACCGAGAGGTGTCGCGCAGAACTCATCAGCGAAGTCCTTAAAACGGAACCCGATGAAAAGCTTTGTGGGGCTCAGAGGGATGGCGTAGTGGCCATGATAGTGGGCGAGTCCATTGGACATCATCACGGGCCGGTCGGAGGTCAATAGTCTGCGGGACATGCGGGAGGTGTCAATGACACGCCATTCCATTGTCCGAATGAGTTGAAGCACATTCTGATGCTCCATAAGTCGGGTCATCGTTAAGACCGATTCCCGCTCGAAAAAGGTGGGGTCATTTAGCAGCATCCAGTCTTCGAACAACTCAGGATCGCTGTCCCGCCGCTTCTCCGCATACTGACGCTGAAAGTCTGCATCCGGCGTGAGCAGGTTTTGGCGGTGCTCGCGTTTAAATTTTCCCACCTCCTCCGGATTGCGGAATACGAGCGAGATCAAAAAGCGAGCCCATGAATGACGTGTCTCGGCATCTTTCGGTATTTCGCCGTTGAGCATCATGTCACGCGCCTTAACCGCCGCGTTATCCACGAAGCTCATAAAGAACTTTTCCACGTTCTGCTTAGTGTCCTCTGTAACCCCCGGCAACGTGTAGAGGTCTTTGGCGCAGCCGGTTACTTTGGTGCCGTAGCGCCCGATCTGTATCCGCCCGCCATAACCGCGTCGAAACTCTTGCAGCTTGTGGTCAGGGCCCAGCCAAGGGCGGAGGTAGAATTGAGGAATGTAATGGTGGTTCAAGTGCGTCTCCCAGCACGCCCCTTATGCCATTTGTTCCAGTCTAGGCCTTTGCCTCTATCTTGCGGATCGAACCATTCTCCACCGTATTTTTCGAGGAAGGCTTCAGCTCCCTGCTTCGTGGCAAAGCAGTGGACGTTGTAATGCTCATCTTCGAAAAAGACCGAATGCCCTCTGTCACACCGCATAAGCCGGTTCTTTTGACAGAACTCCATCATCTCCATCCAGCGCTTCCCCGATGACAGGGATTCTCGGAGGGCTATCTGATGGGGCCAGCCGCGATCAATAGCGCTGGCGGTGAGTTCACCTTTGCGTCTGTTCATGGGTACGTATGTTCTATTTTCGTTCTATATCGTCAAGGCTTCGGCTTGCCCTTGCGCGCGTTGATCGCCTGCGCCTTGGCAGCAAGGTTTTTGCGACGATTATCAATAAGTTCAACCATCGCGTCTTCCAGAAGCTCGTAACAGTCAATCAAGTCCTCAAAATCCACAGATCCGTCGTGACTTCCGGCATTTCCGACATGGCGCAGTGCATTAAGGGTATCTTCATGCTCTGACTGGGTGGCACTCAGGAGATTTATGCGATCTGCTAGATCAAGCCTCGCATTTTTATTACGACCTTTCTGTCCAACCCTCGGAACACTCAGCTGATCGAGGAGATACTCGACTACGATGCGCAGCCGATTGGCGCACGCGCCATGGTCCGCCCAAAATAATTCAAAAGATCGTCGCAGGTGACTTTTTGAGTCGGGGTTTAGCTTGGTTGGATAAGAAATAATTTCAGGCGCAGGCGTCATTACCTTGGGATAATAATTGTTCGCTTCGTGAGTTATAGGCTCATCTGTTTCTGGATCGTAATCGTAATGATACTCAAGGCTGTAACTTCCTGCGACGGCGACATACTGGCCACAGAAGTTCCCATCGCATTTAAGAAATCCAGCAAACATACCGGATTCTATGTCATCGCTATCCGGTGAACCTGAATCATGCAGTTTATGTGCAGGCACTTTCTTCTGAAATGACTGGCGGTCCATTCTCAAATGGGCCTTCTTGCATTGTGGGCAGATCATTCTTGCGAATGAACCATACCTTTGTTTCCAAAGACTTCGATCCACGTTTCCCCCGAATCAACGCATACTCATCTCCCCTATGATATTCGCGCTCAAGGGTTTTCAATAGATCGTTGTCTCCGCAATACTCATCAATCAGGCGTTGCTCATGACTGGTCTCGAACATCATGCCACCTGCTGTGCGTGCCAACGCCGCACCGCTTCGATATCTGCTGCCTCCGGCTCCTTGCCAACGCGCCGACAGTATTCCACCCGAGCAAGAGCAGACATGCCAGCGTTGTGAATCTTCCGGCGCTCTTCCAACTCCTCCGCGTTTACCTGAAGAGCAACCTTGGTTGTGCGCCATGCGCCGTCAGCCAGCCACTTCGCAAAGTTCGGGATGAACTGTCCTCCCTCCTTCTTCCACTGGTGATGGGCTGCGAAGGTGGGAAGTGCAGCCAATATCTGCTCAGCGCAACCAGACAAGGAATGCTCTCGCCAGACAGCCCACGCCTTTGCCGGATTGACGCGGGAGGGGTTGAGCTTCTGGTAGGCTTCCATGACTGACATGAATCCAGAATCTTCCTCCCACCCACACGGGCCCTTGGGGGCTTTGGGGGGATATTGTTTGGGTAGATCAGTTGGGTACTTAGGGTCCCGCTGCTGGACTACCCGTGGTCCCGCATCTGGACTAGGTGGTCCAGCTAATGGACTACCCTGTGGCATCATCGCTTGGTAGAGATTGCTGGTGTGTTCACCGTCTTCGTCATGGCGGACCAACTTGGTGAGAAAACCAGCTTCAACGGCCTTTTTAACATGCGCAATCGCGGTGCTGCGGCCGAGGCCACAGCTTTCCGCAATGGTCGCGTATGACGGAAAGCAACCAGTGCCATCCAGCGCCATGTAGGTGGCGATAGTATAGAGGACGAGCTTGGTGGTCGGTTCGAGCTTCGATTTCCGAATGGCGTGTTGATACGAGAAGAAGGCGCTCATTGCGCGTCAACCCGCTTGACTTCAACCACCCATACCCATGGGTTAGATTCCCAACTCGCCTGACCGTTGATTGAGGCCCAGAGGTAGCCAAAGGCACCCACGGCGGTCAACCACCAATCCTTCCAGGACCATCCGTCAAGACCGTACTTCCAAAGGTGGCCGTCTTTGGTCTCCTTCTGGATACCTTCGGCGAGGGCGTCTGCCTCAGACATATCCTTGAGACGCAGCACCCGAACGCTGACGATTTCCAGCAGGATGCGGGATGCCCAACGGGGCATTTGGGTGCTGGATTTCCATGGGATGTTTTCGGATACATAACCATCTTCCCCGAGCCATTCGCTCAAGTCGTCTTCGGCCCGATACCAGACCTTCTCCGGCATGTAGTTTCCACCTTCATCGTACGTCAGTAGCTTTTGAGTGCATGGTTCAAGAGGATGGCCGGTGATGAAGGCCTCACGCCCCCATAGACGGTCGCCTACTTGGCCGAAGGGGCACTTCTTAGTGATAAGGTCTGGAAGTTGATAATCATGCCAACAGCTTCGCTCACGAAACGCAAAATCGTATCCGAAATATTCGCTCTTTGAGAAACTATCGAGTTTGACGACACGGCGGAGCTGCGTTTGTCTGCCGTCTAAGATGCCACGAACCTCGTGGGCTTTGAGAGTAACAGGACGTTCCACATCCCAAGACTTTCCTTTGTTTTTCCCTCCCAAGCGTCATTAATTAAGGGCGGGATGCGGGCTTGGGACCGCACCCCTTAGTAGCAAGCTGATTCATTTCCAGTTTGTCTGCAACCTATTTTTTAGGTGTTTTAGATAAATTATGGGACGGCAAAATAGGGAGACAATTCTTGAAGCGCATTAGGCTGGCTCCGGTGAAAAGACGATACCCACACACTTTTAAAAAGCGCGACAAAAAAGACGATTTTCGTCCCAAGTGGGAATTATACACAGTGCTGGCGAGCGTGGTGTTATCTGCGGTTTCGGCTATGGCATCTGCGTATGCTGCCTATCAGACGGCCGCGCAAGTAAGGTACTCCCGAGCAGCGCTCACAGCGTCGGACGCTAATGCAGCATTTAAGCAATATATTCAGAATTGGGAAAACCTATGTTCGCTTATCGATATCACTGGCGATAAAGCGACGGTCCTAATGTCCTATAGGGAGCCAGACGACAAGCTGCATGTATTAGCGCTTGACCATGGTTTCAAATTAGAAGCAGCCCTTGAAAGTCGCTCGATTTTGCGAATTTCCGATCTGTCAAACGACCTTTCGTCTGACTTGCAAGACCTATCGACGTGGACCGACAGTCGTGAACTTGGTGCTTTACGCTCCGCCAACGGCGAGGTCGGCAGGTTTATAAGCTCCTATAACATCAAAGCTGGATTTAAAGAGCGGAAAGAGTTGATAATTAAAAATATTGGATATTGCAGATACCTAGTTGGCGAATTGAAAGGTTGGTACGGGAACGGCCATCTCCCGATTCAGCTGTACCCTGTTGAAGATATTACTCTGAAGATGATCGACATAAGTGAGGAAGCTATGAACACCCGCTCCGAAAAAGGCGGAAGACTGAAAGAATAGGTTCAAATCAGCGTGCCAAAGCAACACCAAATGCTTTGACGAGATCCCGCCTCCGGCGCAGGATGATGGCGTGAATAGCTTCACGGAGCGCCGTCATGAAAACACCACACAACGCCTTGCGCGCCGATATCGAGGAGCAATTCGAGCTCTCCCACCTGCCCCGCCTATGACGGTAAGAAGGGCACAAGACTTCACATGCGAACGCAATTCCAGCGCCTGTGATGAATGCCGCAGGCTGTTCAGAATTAATACCAAACATTGAAGGGAGGTGTACCTATCTCGGGAAGCAGGGAAAGGCCTCCGGCAATCCCGTGACCTGCCAAGCGTCCGGCCACTTGTTAAACCATAGCCGACCGTTCAGCCGAAAATATCATGATCGATTGATTTTACTTCGTACTGATCTCCAATCATTCTCTTAATAGAGAGAACCAATTTGTCTGACGCTCCGCCTTTCGGAATTGAGATGAATGCTTCATTGCGAGACAATGGATGTATCTCCGCATATTGCATTCGCGATACAATCGGGCGGAGCAAAGATTGCACGTCTACATCTGGATCTTCGTTTCTGGCTTTGACGTGAAGGCGATCATGGCCTTGCTTAAGCATCTCATTAACGAAGTGGTAATGGTCGCTATCTAACGGACCACCTCCCAACGGCATCCCTGCTACAGCGTATTCCATTACTTGCAAACGGCTGTTGATAGAATCGAGTTCCCCTAACAGAATTTTTTCTGTTGGTGTTCCTGCGACTTCCAGCTCGGCCCTAGCGCGTGTCCTTGTGACAGGATTATCAACTTTGAAGTCGGGATGGAAAACTGCATCAAGCGCATCTTTGAGAGCCTCCATTGCAAACACTAACCCCTGAGGGGTCTTCACTGAAAAAGGAATGTGCTTGAAAATTTTGATGTCAAACGGGATAGGCGCATCTTCAAGTACCATATGCACAACCGGCTTTTGCGCCATATGCCTAATTCCAATCTCGTAGAAGACATTGGGATTTAGGGTCGTAATATCGGCGATAACCAAGTCGGCATCTAGCAAGTGTTCAATGATCTGAGAGTCGATCATGCCAGGGGCTGGCATTTTATCAGCCCTCACGACATCGAAATCCGGATAATTTGCATCGAATACGGGCTTGATGATGCCTTCCAGCAGCCAATCAGCATGTATTCTCTCAGTACTTCCGGCTGCGCCTATCGGGCTCACTACGAAGCACGTTTTCTTTTCCGCCTTGTCCGCCATTCTACCCCCGCTACAAAAACACATATGGTTGTAGCGCCTTACCCTTTCACTTTCTAGGCAGACGCGTTGCCCTTTATCGGAACGGAACAAACTCCAGAACTGATAAGACGATAGTGAAGAGCGATTGCGGCAATTAGTAACGTCTCGACAAATCAACTGGAAGAAAAGGTGTTAGTGGGCGAACTCGGGAAAAAGGATTTAATATCCACCCGGCGCAAGCGCCCCTCCCACGTCCACCCATACGGGCGGAAGATGCGAGGCGACGTGGTGCAATAGTCGTTACGCCGCCCCTAGTCGCGTGCCTAGTGCCAAACCTACTTAAGGTCGATGCGGTATGGGGCCAGAAGTCTGGCGCGGTCTTCCTTCGTCGCATCTTTCGGAAGGATATCAGACCAAGCTTCCGGAACGTTCCCTCTGCCAAGCCATTCATGACCACTCTTGGGATGCTTGTGAGTGTATGCGGACGCGTTGCGCTGTCTACCGGCGCTCACCTTTGCTGGCGCGATTGCATCAAGCGCTTGAAGCTTTTTCATTAGCTCAGCGCGTTCCATATCGACTTTCACAGATAAAGCCTTTTGTGCATCGCCAATTAGGCTTTGTAGATCTTCCATTGAAAGGGTATCGAGTTTAACGCCGTGTGCCATGGTGGCTCCTTTATGTGTGGGCATAAAGGTATAAGCCAAGGCTGACTTAAAGCAAGCCTGTGGATAATTAGTTATAATAATATGTTTACAACTTAAAGTATACGGGTGAATATGATGGGGCAAAGAAAGAAACCCACCATGTATTGCCCAGACCAATCCTATCCCACCGAACATTTCATCGTTGCGGAATACCAAGCCATTCGTGGCAGTGTCAAAATCTCCGACGTGCTGCTTAAAAACTTTGCCGATGAAGAGGATGCCAAAGCCGCGCTTATCGCCATAGATAAGTTCAACGGCGAAGAACTTAATGTTATCCGCGTTCAAGAGGACGGCGACGAAATGGTTATGTCCTGCTTTGAGTGGGATGCCGACCAAAGCAAGTACATCCCTGCCTGA